ATAGGGAAAGACATCGTAATGGCAGTGAAAGAGGGAGGGCCACACCCTGAAAGTAACTCGCGACTACGTGCCGTAATACAGAATGCTAAGGCAGCTAATATGCCGAAAGAAAATATAGAACGCGCTATAAAAAAAGCAAGTGAAAAAGATACCGCTAACTATAAAGAAGTACTTTTTGAAGGCTATGCACCACACGGTATAGCTGTGCTGATAGAAACTGCTACTGATAATAACAACCGTACCGTAGCGAATATACGCAGCTACTTCAATAAATGCAATGGTACATTGGGGACTTCGGGTTCGGTAGAATTTATGTTTGACCATACGTGTAACTTCCGTATCAATGCTGAAGGTATAGACCCTGAGGAATTAGAACTTGAGATGATAGATTTTGGAGCAGAAGAGGTATTTGCTGACGAAGATGGTATTCTTATTTATGCTCCTTTCGAGAGTTTTGGAGCTATACAAAAAGAGCTTGAAAGTAGGAATATAGAAATTCTTTCATCAGGTTTTGAACGCATTCCACAGGTTACCAAAGAACTTACTCCGGAAGAACAAGCTGATGTAGAAAAGCTATTAGAAAAGATAGAAGAAGATGATGATGTTCAGAATGTTTATCACACTATGAAGGAAAGTGAAGCCTAAATATCAGTAAATTAGGTGTTTATAGCAGATTTACAAGGAGTTACAAAATGTTCATAGGTGGTTATTGATAATTATTTTTTGAAGATTTATGAACCAATATTGAACCAATGATAATATAAGCCTATGAACTTCCAATTTCAATTAAGAGACTATAAAAAGCAAAATGCCACACAAGCAGTGCGCTTACGCTTCTTTACCTCTTCTAAGGATATTCAGTATTTAGATACTGGCGTTTCGGTACTCAAAACTCAATGGGACGAAAAAAAGCAACAAGTGAAAAAGAATACACTTGAGGAACAGCTTAACGCCTCGCTAAATGCGCTTCTTAATGAGGTGAAAATGCTCTATTACAAAAATGAGGGCGTATCAGCAAAACGACTGCTGCAAATCTATCGAAATAGTAAAAAGTACGATAGTTCTTCAATGTTAGACTTTTACCAGTCTATAATTGATGAGACAAGAATAAAAGGGAGTATAAGAACGGCTAAAACATATCAGCGTTACCTTGATAAACTACGTACTTTTTCCTCTTATCTTAGTTTTACTGATATATCCCCCCTATGGGCAAAAGACTATGAGCTGTGGCTAATGAAACGTGGCAATAAACCTAATACCATAGCCTCTAATTTTAAGTGCTTAAACGCAATTCTCAATAAAGCCGTAAAACTGGGACTTATTGAGAAAAACCCCCTCAAAGGGTATGAAATTAGAACCGTGAATACCAAAAAGGAAAGTCTATCTATAGAGGAAATAACCCTTTTTGAGCAGTACGAAATAGCTCCACACTTTAAGGCAATGGAGTTGGCTCGTGATATGTTTCTTTTTTCATTCTATACGGCAGGAATGCGTTTTAGTGATGTATGCAAACTAAAATGGGAGAATGTAAGTGATACCGAAATCGTTTATACAATGGGCAAATCTGAAAAGAGGGCTGGAGCAACACGATACATTCCTATCACCCCTAAAGTGTCAGCCATATTGCATAAATACAAGAGTAATAAAAAGTACGTATTCCCAGTACTTGATAAGTGCAAGGATAAAGATATTGAAGGAATAGAATATACAATTTTTATAGCTAATAATAAGGTGAATAGGGCTATAAAGATACTTGCCGAGCATATAGGTATCACTAAGCGCGTTTCGATGCATATAGCCAAACATTCCTTTGCGAGTTATGCCGTAAAAAACGATATTGATTTGTTTCATATCTCTAAGCTGTTAGGGCATACAAAGCTGGCAACTACTGAACATTATCTGAGGGACTTTTTCCAAAAGGAACAAGCCGATGTTATGAATAAACTATTTGGAAAATAATTTTTAAACACCAATAACTAATGAAAAGAATTGTATTATTACTAATAGCAGTGGTCGCTATGGGGTGCTCTAAGAGTGAGGATAAGATTGTACCTAAAGATTTAGAAGTGTCTTGGACATATATTGAAAATAATGGAGAAAGATTTGAAAAATATATAAATTTAGCCTTTTCATATGATGAATATATACTTACATTTATTGATAAAGGTTGGTCAAAAACATATACAGAAAAAGGACATTATTCTTACAATTATCCTAATTTATTAATGATAAGTAACGGAGGTACTTTTAGAATGAAAGGAATTATCAATGATAAGAAAGATAGATTAACTTTATATGATTTTGATAGCCAATATTTTCACCCCCAAACAAATAATATAACATTAAAACATCGCTGGAATGAATAGAAAAAAGCCCCTTAATTGGGGCTTTTTTTATGACTTCAGTTTAATACCTTTAGTAGTAAGTTCGTCTATACCACGTTTCATTCCTGCTATATCCTTTTTCATTTCGTGTAATTGGTAAGTGTTTGTTTCAATTCCTGCAAGGTGTTGTAACTGCTGGGCTAAGTTTCTTTTGAGTGTTTCAAATGAATTTGTAAACCCTTTGTAGTACTCGATAGCTTGTAGTATGCCGTCTTTGGTCTGTTTTTGCAACTCTGTCTGTAACCTATCTTGTCCTAACAATTCGTCTCCTGTGTCTTGGCTCATTCGCATATACCCTTTTTCTGTAGACTTGCGTTGTTCATTAAGGAAGTCAAAACCTAAACCACTGCTCATAGCATTCCACTTCTTCAAAAACTCTTGCATTTCACCTATTTTGCCTTTCATTGCATTGCCAAAATCGCCTACAAGTTGAGAGGTTTGGCGTGCAAAACCTTCGCTATCACCTATGTTGCGCTTACCCGCATCTTTGAGTTTTTCTTGCAAATCTTTGAAAGCATCTGCTACATATAACTCATATACCATCTGTTTTCCTAATTTGCCTATTATATTCCCTACGGATTTAGCAAAACTTTCAAAAGCGTCTTCTCCATTCTGAAGAGCGGTATATACGCTATTAGTAATATCCTTGCCGAGTTCTCCAAAGGTACTCTGTATATAGTCTTCAAACTTCTTTTGAGACTCTTGCGCTCGCTCGTAACTATCGATAATATCTTGTAAGGCTTGCTTCCCACTATCTCCAAACTCTCTATTTTTTACAATACTTTTAGCTAATTCGGCGTTAAACTCACCATTAGCTTTTATCAATTCAGGATAAATATCTATAACACTTTTCCAAATTGTATGTGATTTTTTCCACCACAAAATCCCAGTGGTATAGCTGCCGTCTGCTACCTTTATATTTTCGAGTTTGCTCTGTTTTGCTACTAACTCATTCCTATTTTTTAACCACTCTTTTTGACTTGATTTTGAAAAAGGATTAAACCCTTTTTCAGTTTGTCCTTTAAGGTAATCTCTTCTTTCTTTAGACAGTCCGCTTGTGATGTCTTTTTGTAAGGAGTCCCACTGGGTTTTATACTCTTTTAAATAGCCTAAAGCAGTAGCAACTTCTTTTGTCCCAAATACAGAAGTATTCTCCTTGTGTAGCATTCGCTCTTCGTACAAAAGCCTATTGTACTCGCTTTGCTGATTTATCTTAGAGTTGGCTATTTCTTGTAGCTTCTTTTCGTGTTCCATACGCGCTTTTGCCGCGCTCTCAAAACCCGATGTTAGTAATCCTACAGCAGCTCCTATGGCTGCTCCCCAACCGCCTCCTATTTGTCCTCCCATTTGGGCAAATGATGCAGTTCTGTTGAGTACGTTACTAACGTTTTGCATTGTTTGCCCTATACGCTTCAGACTTTCATTGCCTGTGCTTTGCCCTAATCGTTCAAACTCTTGTCCTAATTGGGCAAACTCGCCTGTAATAGATTGCGCTGATGATAGCATACCATTTAAGGCTTCTTGCCATTCAGCGGTGTTTGGTTTGGCTTGAGCCATTTTCTTTATGTTTGCTCCAAGTCTGCCAAAAGTGGTATCACTACGCTCGGCGGTATCTCTTACTTGTTCTATCTGCTGGCGGAGGTTCTTGATGAACTCTACATTGGCATTATCGCTCATATCGAGGGTGCTTGCTAAGGCATCTATCTCTCTTTCAGCTTCTAAAATGGTCTCACGTATTTCCTTGACGGTCTTTTTGCGCAGGTTGTCGAACAACTTCGCAATGGCTGTACCTTCTTTTTTGTGCAGTATGTCCAGCTTCTTAAGTTCACGAGCCTTTTCGTCTTGCGCCTTCTTTACTTGTGGAGCGTCTGCCCCTAATTTGGCTTGTAGGGCTGCTATATCGGCATTGTATTTCTCCTCAATGGCTTTGCGCTGGTCGGTGTAGGTTTGGTACTTTTCTAACAGCTCCTTATACACTTGTTCTTGCTGAATACGTTGGTACTCGGCATTGGAGGCTAAAAGGTTCTTTTCGTTTTCAGCAAGGCGGGCTTTCTCGGCATTGATGGCTTCGGTGTTGGTGTTGAAGTCCTGCCCTTTTTTCCATTTGCCCGCTGCTTCGGCTTCTGCTTTTTGTGTTTCGATAAAGGCGGCTAACTGGTCTTGTGAACGCCTCCTTATCTCTTCTTCTTGCTTGTCATACTCTAATTGTATGATAGCAAGGCGTTTGTCCGTTCCGTCTTGCATTATCTTGATGCGGGCTTCTTCTTGCCTAAATAGGTCGTCTTGGATTTGTCGCTGGTGGTCTCTGTTGGCTTTTTCGGTATCAAACTCGGGAAGGGTTTCTTTTTTGGCTTTTGTTGCGGCTTTCTTGTTTAAACTTGTTTGGTGTTCCTTTAATGTATTCTTTGCGTTTTCTAGATTGCCTTCAGCTTCTTTAATGGCATTTGCAAGTTCTTCTTCTTTAAGTTTCCCTAGTCCTCCGTTCTTTATATTATCCAAAGCCTTCTCTGCGTCCTTAACGGCTTGTGTATATTTCTTAGTAAGGTCTTTATACTCATAGGTTTTTTCGTGAAGGTGGTCTAATTGTGCTTGTAGGGCTTGTGCTTGTGATTGTAGTTCTTCTTTATTGAAGGCGTACCACTCCTCGCCAAACTTTACGCCGTGTGAAGCCCATTTTTTGCCTTCTTTTTCTTGATTTTGCAGGTCGGCAATGAGGCGTTTGCGTTGCTCTAATTGTTTTTGTAGGTCGCTTTCAGATTGGTTTTTAAGGTTGGCTGTCCAATCGCTAAGGGCATCGCTTTTTAGTTCTTTTTTGGCGTTTTTTTGCTTTTCATTGAAGTAGGCGTATATTTCGCTATAATTCCCAAAGGTGCGCCAGTGGTTGCCGAATTTCTCTGTAATTATTCTGTCGAGGTCTGAACCTTTGGCTATTTCGTCAAAGCCTTTGCTGCCTTGTTTTGTGCCTATATCGTACAGTATTTTGGCGTATTCTTTATTCTTGGAATAGTCGGTTTGTCGCTGCCCGCGTGCTTTATTGGCATCAAACTCGGCTATTTCTTTTTTGAGTTTGAGTATATCGGCAAGTTTGATGCTTTCTATATCGTATTTTGCGAATATTTGTGGGTAAGCTCCTGCAAGTTCTGTAAGGGCTTTGCGCCTATCGGTATCGGCGAGGTATTGGTTGGTAGCGGTATCGATAAGTTCCTCGATATGCTGTTTGTGCTCTTGCTCCTTAGCCATAGCGATTTCTCTTTCTTCGTTGAGGCGTTTTTGGGCTTTTTCGGCAGATGAAGTTCTATCGGTAAGGACGAACATTGCTGCGGCTAATGCGGCTACTGCTGTTGCCATAAATACGTAGGGGTTGGCGAGCATAGTGGCATTGAGGAGTTTTTGGGCTTTCTCTAACAGCAAAAGCCCTCTGTATTGGGCGAGTTGTGCTACTGTCCAGCCATTAGTGAGCTGGGTGCTGAGGGCTACGAGGGTATTATTGACGATAACGGCGGCTCTGTATGCTCCGTAGGTGGTGATGAGCCCTGCGATGATTTTGCCGAGTGTTTGGTAGTTTTCTACTAAATAGGCTACTCCGCTAATGGCTCCTGATACGAGCCCCTCGCTGGCTTTGCCTATTTCGTTGAGCATTTGGTCGAAATTGTCTTGCAGGTTGGATATTTGTCCGCCTAACGACTTGCTTTGCTCTGCCATTAGGTTAAAGAACAAGCCGCCTTCGCTGGTCATATTCTTGATAACGGCTTGTACTTCGGGGAAGCCTATTTTGCCCGCGCTAACCATATCTTTGATTTCGGTTTCGCTTTTGCCTACGACTTTGCTTAGTTCGGCTATGATAGGGATACCGGCATTCATAAACTGGTATAGGTCATTGGTCATTAGCTTTCCTTGTGCTTTCACTTGCCCGTATACGTGAATGAGTTGCCCCATAGGGACACCGAGCCCTGCGGCGACATCGCCCATACGGCGAAGGGTTTCGGTTACTTCCTCAGCGGGTACTTGGAAGGCGAGCAATCGTTTTGCTCCTTCGGAGACTTCTTGCAATCCGAAGGGGGTTTTAGCGGCAAGGTCGGTGAGTTGTGCCATTAATTCGTTGGCTTTTTCCTTGCTTTTGAGCATAGTGCCAAAGGATATTTCGAGCTGCTGAAATTCGGAGCGTACGGCTATCATTTGGCTAATGAAGGATTGCGCACCTTGCAGGGTGAAATAGGCGGTTGCGCCTTTGAGAAGGGTTTGCCATACATCGGCTTGCTTTTTGCCCTCTTCAACGGCTTTGCGTGTCATTTGCTCGAATTGCTTTTTGATAGCCTCGACATCTTTTTGTATCTGTGATTGGTCTGCTCTTACTTGGAATAATAGGGCTCCGTCTTGTGGTTGCATATTAGATAGGTTATTGGGTGAATTGTTTTATTCCTTTGAGAAAATCCCCATAATTGGTGCGTGTTTCTGATTTCTGTGGGGCTTTTTTAGTATCTTTATCCTTATCGAAATCATAAGAGGGGATAACGGCACTATAAAGCATTACATTGGCATAGCTTATTTCTTTTAGCACGTAGTTGAATGTTAGTCCGTACTGTTTGGCGAATGAGCCTACAAGTCCCCAGACGCTGTCATTTCGTTCTCCACTTCCTTCGTCGGCTTGGTTATCATCATTCCTTTGAGGGAAGTGGTAATGACGAAAAAAGGGCGTATATCCATTTGTGCTAACATATTAAAGAATGCTGCAGATACTTCAGTAATAGGGGTATTAATAAGTTTATTTGCCAGTATTTCGCCTTTGGTTATGTTTTTGGTTTTACGCCAAAACTGCCATTTAGGATAGGTAACTACTTCGGTAAAATGATTGCCTAATAGGATTACTGCTATAGCCCACGCTATATTCTCATACTCTTCGGCATTGTGTATGATTGAGCCTAATATATTAGTCTCATTAATAGTGTCGGTGGGTATTTTGCTGATGTACTTTGAAGCCCTTACGAGGGTAAAAATAGAGGGCGGAGCGACTTGATACGCTTCGCCCCCAATGGTTACTGTTGTAGGTTCTTCAAGTAGGGTTTGTGCTACTTTTTCTTCCATAGGTTATGCTACTTTTTCGATGGTGAAAAATGGTTTACCAGGGCCAGGGCTAAGGATAGTAATCTCAAGTTCGAGGTTATACCCTTCTGACTCGCTAAAAGCTAAAGTAGCCGCAACAGAGCAGTATGGTATATCTACTTTTTCTGCTCCTGACACTTTAGGAACGAGCGATACGGATTGTTTTTTGCTTGATACGAAAGAATTTACAGCAAGTTTGTCGCCTGTTTCTGTTACGTCCCAAACTTCAGCAAGTAAAGCCTTGTTAAGGTTCTTGGCGGTACATTTTATTTTAAATGTAGGTTCGCCTTTCATTTGGTCAATGATTTTACCTCCAATAGCTGTCCACTTATATACTTTTCCGTCTTCTTTTTCCCAAGAAAGACTATCTTCTTTGATTATCCCTAATGTTTTTAGGGTTGTTGCCATAGTGTTTCCTGCTCCTGGTGTACCGAATTTAACTTCTACTTCACCCCAAGCAGTGGCGTTATTGTCTACGTATGCCATAATCTTTAATTATTAAATGTGTTATATCTAAATTTTACTTTTGCGTTGATGAAAAACTGCTTAATATCCGTGTCCTCAAAGGTTTGTATCATCTGATGAAGTTGCAACTTGTAATTGTGTAAGGCTGTTTTAGCTTCTTCAATGATAGGCATTAAAGCACCCTCGATAGCTTCACAACGTACAAAGTTTTTCCTATACTGATTATCGTTATTTTTGACCGTAGGGACAAAGATATTGATGTTAATCACCCCCGTTTGATATTGACCGTCTAAGCCAGTAAGGAATGATATTACACAATCCTCTTTTTGTGAGTTCAAAGGTCGTACACCACTACGATAGGTTTGCCCATTGATAAGGGGATTTATCTTATCCTTAAAGTACTTGTAAATATCGGCTTCTATTTGCGAGGCTGTTTTTTTCATTTTGATAATGCGTTTAGGAGTTTAGGTACTTCTTTTTCGGCTAATAATTCAGCTGATGAAAGTACGTTGTAATTGCGCGCTTCTACATAAGCAGCGTACTTCATTCCTGCAACCACGA